TCTGCTTCGTCTTGAGTGACACTAATGTCATAAAGTTTTTTAACTTTTAATTGAGCATTTTTCTTTTTATCTGTTCTTTGCTTTCCTTTGATTTCACTATGGGCGCGCCATGTTGCTGGCGGTACTATTTTATACACAATACCTGTCTCAAAACAATAATTTTTTAAAACGCCTTGTAGGGCGGCAAGTTTTTTAAAAGTAATAACGCCTTCATTCTCTTGTCCATTTATTGTTCCAAATTTTTGGAGTTGAATATCTTCAAGAACTACTAAATCTGGTTTCCATCTATCTATCATACAAGCAACCCAAGCTTTTGTTTGAGTAATCCTTTCTGTACTATGATTTCCATTAGAACTCCATTTGCCATAAGTTACGAGCTTTTCATTGTCAAAAATAGCGTATCCACTTGTAATACTTGCCTGATCAAGAGCCAGTATTCTATAGCCATTTTTTTTCACGGGAGAAATAGGTACATTTTTTAATGGATTATTTTCACAAGTTAAACATTTGTGGCCGCGCCGCCATTTTTCTAAAGAAGTATAATTATTGTGACCTTCTGGACATTTAAAATGCATTTCAGTTTTTAGATTTACATAATTTTCTGAAAGTAATATCCAACCAAAAGACTCTACCTCTTGTCTTATATCTTCAATTTTTAATTTTGCCATTTATATTTATTTACCTGTACTTCCAAATCCGCCACGTCCGCTATTTGCAATTTCATCAACTTCTATCCAATTTATCATTGGTGTTGGGGCAATAAGCATCTGAGCAATTCGATCTCCTTTATGAATTGTTGTTGAAAGATTACCATTATTTTCTACAATAACACCAATTTCTTCATTGTAAGAGCTATCAATTATACCTACACTATTTGCGATTCTAAGAGTGGTTTTTGCGGCAAGTCCACTACGAGAATAAATTTGAATCATATATCCTTGCGGAATAGAAACTCTTAATCCAGTGGGGATGATTTTTGTTTCATGTGGCTTGAGTGTTATATCCTCAATCGCATAAATATCTGCGCCTGCATCTGTTACATGTGCATATTCTGGAATAACTGCATCCTTGTGAATTTTCTGTATCTTAACATCGATCAATTCTCTTGGGATCTTTACTACAGAAGAAATAAGAGAAGCAGATTGAGAAAGGATATCAGTAAGAATATCTTTCTTATTTGCAGATAATGAATCATCTTGATTAATTTCTGTAATCATCTTCTCTACTTCTGAAAGCTCTCCCTGCAAATCTTCAACAGGGGATAAAGCAAGCTGAGCAAGAATTTCTTTTCTTACAGCATTTGAACCAAATGCCTTTTCCAATTCTTTCTTCATTTTTGGATAAACTGCATTAAACTGATTATCAGGCAGCTCCAAAAGCTGAATAAATTGCCCCATTGTCTGATCAGTTCCGGGCATTCCTGTTAGTGTTTTCTTTAAATTACTATTCATTACTCCTTTCCTCCTTAAACTAATCCTTCTATAATTTCATCAATTACTCCATATTTAAGAGCCTCTTCCGCCGTCATCCATAAGTCATCCTTCCTATGCTTCCTGTAATCATCTTCAGTAAGTCCTGTTTGCTTTAAAGTAATTTTACGAAGCATTGAAAGCTGCTTCTCATAGAACTTAACACCCTGAAGAAATTTATGTGCATCTCCATCGTTCTGAGCGCAACCCTCATGGAGCAGATAAGATGAGTGAGGATAACCATATCTTTTATGCCCTGCACTTCCAATAATGAATGCTCCACTGTATCCTCTTCCAATTGTAATTGTCCACACAGGTGTCTTTGACATCCTAATAGAGTCAATAATGCTGAAAGTTGAATTAATGTCGCCGCCAGGGCAATCAATATAAATCTTAATTGGCTTTCTCTCTTCTACGGGAATTTCATCCATATCATCTACTGTATTCCAAAATCTAATCACATCTGCGAAACTAATTGAAGAATCTGGCTTTATTTCATCACACAAATAAAGTGATCTTTCTAAGAAATTTAATGTATCCATACTTTTCACTGGATCAATTTGATTTTCTGGATTTGTAATAACTTCTAATATAGATTCTCCACAGCAGTCACAATTATCTGTCATTTCTGTATAAAGCTCTTTTACTGCCTTCTGCACTTCCTCAAGAGGAATGGGCTTTCCATTTTCGTCTAAAAAATTAATCTGATTCTTTTCCATTATTTGTATCCTCCAATGATACGATTTCTGCTTTAATATTTGAAATTTCTGTTACTAACTCGCTAATATTTGGATTTAAGACAAAGGTTTGTAAACTTTTTGACAATTCAGTTTCTTTTTCTTTTAATTGAAATTTTAGAGTTTCTAATCTAGTCATCTTGATCCCTCCTTTTATAATATAATTATATCATGATTATTCCCAAAAGTCAATGGAACGAGTATCCAAAGTTTTGGGATTTTGTTTTAAAAGGAGACGAAGATTTCTTTTGGACGCAACTATATCCTCAAGTGTCGATATGTTTTTATTCTTCTCATAGAATTCATAGAAAGACTCTTGTTCTTTACTTCTACTCCAATTAAAAATATCTTCCCATAAAACTAATAAAGGTAGGGTTCGTAGATCAATTTGATTAAATTTTTGCTGAGTTAATTGTATTCGTTTTTCATCATGCTTAGCAATAAGAATCATTTTCACAATTCGTTGAAGATAAATACTTGGATTCATATCAGATTTTCTCGACTCGGCGGCGAAAACTATATTTTCATAATAATAATTTTCAAAGAAATCTTTTGAGAATTTAAAATCTACAATCATTCGTTTATTACTTATGTTAGTAATATGGAAAAATTTTCTAAATGTTTCCTCGTCTTTTGCAATTAAAGGATGTAGAAATCTTATATTATAATCTCTCTTATATTCTTTTACAAAATCTTCTGCATTTGGAGTATATAAAAAATTTTCGTCTGCAACATAGATAGAAGTACAATCTTCCTTAAAATCCGTGAAATCATTGTTCTCTATTCTTATTAAAGAATTTCTTTCTATCTGTTTAAATTGCATTGGGCTTTTTATCTTCTTCTCTATTTCTCCAATATATGGAAAATAGCTCGGCGGCATGGCGGCGATTTCTGGTTTTAGTGGCGTGAATTTACGATAGAATCCATAGCCATAAATTTGAACCTGTTCTCCGCTCAAAGATAAATATTTGGGAATGGCTTGTTTAGGATTATTTTTAAAATAAATAATTTGATTATATCTACCTAGATCATTTTCTTTTGGCATCCCCATTTTTACAATATCGCCACGCTGATAATGATAGTTAAAAACTTTCATAAGTTCAAGGTTTGGGGGCGCGAACCTCGTGCTATGAAGAAGATCTATGTCATATAAATAAATGCTTGCCATTAGTCTACCTCCCTTAATTTATCATAAAGATATTGCTTATTAAGAATACCATAATCTTTATAGGGAAAAGGCTTGAGGATATAATATCCTCAAGTTCTTTTCGAGTACATAGCTCATATTTTTTCATTTTATCCCCTCTTATAGCTCCGTACGCTCTGTCTGATTTTCTATAATGAATCCATCGCCACTCATTTCAACAATTTTTTCAAAGAGCGGCCACTCGGTATTCTTATATTTTTTAGGGATGAAGTTATCATATCTTCTGATGCCTGTAATAATTAATTTATTACCCCTCTGAAAGAAACTCTTTTCTACTACAGTCTTTGTTCCATCAGGATTTTTCCTTGCAATCTGTCTGTCCCAAATTGCATATTGATTCTTCCAAACCTTTACGGTAACAACACCATCTGTAGTAAGCAGAATTACGCTACTTTTGTTTTTGTCTTTATCAATAACGGTTCCTGCAATACGAGAGATCTTATACATATTAATTTTCTTATCATCCTTCTCGAAAGAGCGCTCAATTTCAGGTTCTTCTGGTAAATCAAAGAAATTAACAATATCATAAACTTCATTTTTCAAATTCTTAAGTTCGTGTTCGTGATAATAGAATCCTAAAGAATCCATTTCCCATTTGCTAATATTTCCTTCAGTATATTTTTCTGCAACTAATTCTACAAGTTTTTCGTTGAGTTTATCTAAGATTTCTTGCTGATTTTCCTTCATCCAATCTCTAACTGGATTCATAGCTTTCTTATAAGTATTATCCCAAGTAGATTGAGAAATTAATGCAGTTTGTTCATCGCCATTTACAGTAACATTTTTTAATACGCTATCATCATAATTTTCTGTGAAAAACCTCATGGCAATTGAATCAAGTCGATAATCAGAACCTTCCTTCAATCTCTTAATATACTTATTGAAATTAAATACCTTAACTTCAAAAGAATATTCTTCTGGAATTAAATCGAGTTCGATTAGTTTCTGCATATTCTGTAAAGTAATTCTCTTCTTTTTATCTGCGATCAGCTCAAGATAATCATTCATTGCTGCTTCACGATTACCGCACAACGAGTCAAATGCTCCAGACTTAATTAATGCAATCATTTGTGTTTTATTAACCTTAATTTTTCTTAAGAAATCTTCAATTGAAGTATAAGGTCTCTTTGAAATAATGTCATAAACAAGTTGTGTGCCGATTCTTGTAACCACGTTAATCCAATATTTCTATTGGCGCTGACTATCTCTTAACTCCATTACAGAGCCAAACCATTTCGAACGGCGTATCAATAGCCGCCCTACTCCTCTTAACGAGGATAGTCGATACAGGTTCCTGTGTAATATTTATAGTATTCTTCTTGTGTTATTTGAATTAATCTACAATCGTTTGGCCTATATAAGCTTTATTATTTTTAATATTTAATATACTATAAATATATGCCATATAATCACCTCTTTAGATATATGACACAAGTTTCCCACGGGATTGCCATACCTATGTCTCACGACAGGGGCTTCAGGTTTCCCCGTTAGCCAAGCAATACTTGACCCCACTGATTAGTGGAAAAGTTTGAGAGGGCATTATTACATACCCTTTAATCCATATACGATAGAATTTCGTTCAAGGTCAGGCGTGAAGATTAAAGAGGAACGATTAATATCCGGCGGCAACACTGAAATACCCTTTTTCTGTGTTTCTCCTATTGCCGTACTAATTTTACCATAGTTTACGCTTTTATTCTTCTTCTTTTCAGTTTCTTCCTCATCATCATCTACATCATCTGCATCCATAAGTTCCGCGCCACCGGCGTTTACAATAAGACAAGCACAATTCCAAAATACCTCTGGGAAATTTGTTGCGAGATAAAGAGTTTGAATACCAACGAATGAGTACGCAAGACCATGGGGTTTTGCAAAAGCATAACTCATTTGAGGCATCATTACTGTTTCCCAAACATAATTCCCTAATATTTCATTAGTACATTGAGAAATAAATTTCTCTTTTAATTCTGGAACTTTATCAACAATTTTTTTTGCAACAATTTTTCTTGCCATATTGGCTTCTGATAATGTAAAGTGAGCAATATTTTTATCCATACAAACGAGCATTAAATCTTCTTGTGCTGTAGGTGTCCCAAAATTAGGTAAATAATAAGGTTCTAAAATTTTTATTTCTTCTGCTGAAAGACCTCTTTCTTTTACCTCCTTATACCATAAAGATATATCATTTTTCATTCGACAATATCTATCTATTGGTCTTTCTTTCCCCTTTTCGCCCATTAAACGCATTAAACAGTTAGCAGAGGTTAATTGAGTTGGATTAGTAGGTTTAATTTGTTTTGCTGTTGCCAATCCTACTCCAGTGCTAAACTGAAATACATCTAAAACCTTCCCTTCTGCTAGTGAAGTCCATAATTTTGGATCATTGGTATTTAAAATAGATGGATGAAGATATTTATTATATACCTCTTTTAGAGACATTTTTTTATCAATTAAATTACTTTTTTGTAAAAGTTCAATACAAATTGCTATTTTATCACTAATTTCAGTAACAAGCATATCAAATTTTGTATCACCCATTTTATCTGAATCATGAAGTTCAAATTGTGTGGTTAAATCTCCATTTGGACTTCTCATTAATGCATTTGTTTCAAATGGTGAATTATTATAAAAAATAACTCCACTTGCATGTTGTCCTCTTTTATTAACCAATCCGCTAATAGATTCAATAATTTCTAGTAAACCTTGATATTTATTTAATTCATCTACAAGTTGTTTTATAGGCGCCCATCCTTTTTCTTTATTTCCATAGACAGAATCATGAATAGAACGTAAAAAGCCACGTTCTACTGGAATTAAACTACTTAAATATTGAGTTGTTTCAACATCCAATCCATTAGGATATTCTTCACTTCGATATCCTCTTCCTCCTGCGGCAATGGCACTACGAGTTCCTTCAGTTCCAAAAGTGCAAACTTGAATTAAATTTAACTCTCCACGTTCTTCCTTTATTGCATTAAATATTTTCTTTCTTTTAGAGGGACATAGATCAGTGTCGATATCAGGGAGTTCAATTCTTTCTTTATTAAGAAATCTAAAATAAGGTAAATCCCATTCTATAGGATCTAATTGTGTAATTCCCAATAAATAATTTGATAAATAACAAACACTAGATCCTCTTCCAGGTCCTACAATTGAGCCACATTCCCAAAATAAATCAATGTAATGTTGGAAAGTATTAAAATATTCAAATAAACAATTATCTAATTTTTCTCCGATAGTTTTAATTACATCAGCCTCTATTTCTAATCTTTTAATATAAGTATCATTGAAAAGATTTTTTTCATAAAGACCATTAATACATTCATTTACCCAATATCGTTCTTGAATATTTTTACTTAAAGTTAGTGAGTTTAATGTTGGACAATCCACTGGAAACTCAAACTTTTTGATTGGATAATCTTTTACATTAACTTTTGGAACGATTGGATTTCTAAATAAATTGTATGTTTCAATTTTATTATAAATCTCCATTGAATTATTACAAATTTCAATAAATTCCTTTTCATTATAAAGATCTGATATATTGTTAAATGCCTCTTCATTACTCATCATATGAGCATCCCAATAAAATTCATCGACTTCTCTTTCACCCTCTTTAGAATTAAGATAAGCCTTATGAATAGGCCGCTCTTTTTCTGTTAAATAATGTGAGTCCGAACCAATAACAATTTTTATATTATAACATTTAGCAATAGATTTTATTCTTTTATTAAAAGATTTTTGTTCTTTTGATGTGCCCGCAGCAATTTCAATGTAGAAATCATCATGGAATAAATTAATATTCCATCGTATATATTCATCAATTTCTTTTTTTAATTGATAAATTTCGTCCTCATCATTTTTAGCTTCCGCCTTTATTAATTGAATAACTCTATTGTCTAAAAAATTGCCAAGACACGCTGAAGTTGCAATTAATGTATTAGGATATTTCTTAACAATTTCTTCTAATTCTTTCATCTCAGTAGGAACACGAACTAATCCTTTTGATGAAAAACTATTAAACCATGCAGTTGAACTTAATTCTCGTAATGCTCTATGACCATCTGAGTTTTTTGCAATTAAAATATAGTGCCAATATTTCTCAATATTGTTTCTATTTTCTACTAAATAAATCTCATTACCACAAGCACATTTAAAATCTTGTGGAATTTTCCCATCTTCCTTTAATTCCTTTTCTGCTAATAACCATTTTACATGACCACTTAAACATTCATGATCTGTTAATGCTAAACCAGCCATACCCAATTTATGGGCTGTAAGAATCATGTCTGGAATTTTGTTTATACTGTCAAAGTAAGCGGACGTTTGAGTATTCGCTGTGTGAATGCGTGTCAAAACGAGATATTTCATTTAAATTACTCATAATCCTTCCCTCCTTTTAAAATATTTTCAATAAAATAATCAGATGTTGTATTTGTTTCTTTTTTAAAGATGTTCCATTCTTCCATTGTCATATCTCTTTTTGCAAGATTTTCAAAAATAGTTAATATTTGTAAATTTTTTATTGAGTTATCTCCTCCACGAGATTTTGGGATAATATGATCTAAACTAGGTTTTGCTAAATCATAAAAAGTATTCTCTCTTTCTTTTTGTTTCCAAAATAAATATATCTGATTGAATTGGTTATCTATAAAAATAGTATATAATGCTGTAACGTATTCATCTATTGGACAATTTGTATAATATTTATCTGTATTGTGAGAAAGTATTTTATGTACAAATAAGAATTTTTCAAAATCTTCTCTAAAGGGAATTAAATGTTCAGAAGTTAAATCTGGTCTTGCACTAGACAGAAAAGCTCGTTCTTTTCGTCCACAGCCACAAGATTGTTGAGAATAATTTCCATTTGGAGTTAAATAAGAAAAACGTACCTGGAAATGCTTTTTCCCACATCTGAGACAATCACAGTACATATAAGTTCCTTTATAATCATCTTGTTTTTCATTTTTCGGAACAATTCCTGTTATTAATAAATCTTCATGAACTGTATTTATATATTTTTTAGGATCTTCCTTCGAAGCTCGTACTTTCTTCTGATATTCTGGAGATTCTATTATTTGTTTAAATGATTCTAAATTGTAATCATACTTTCCATTTTGAAGCTTTTCCGCTTTTAATCGTCCTTCTTTTACCCATCGGGTTAATGTAACACTTGATATTTCTTTGTTGTAGTTATTCATATAATATTTATTTATTTCTTTAAATGTCATATTATATTCACCTCCTATAATAAAGTAATTTTTTATAAATAGAATCAATTAATTTCAGCAGAAATATTGAGTGTATTTTTCTTTATTTTATGTTTATATTATAGCATAATTTAGAACAAAAGTCAAGAGGGATAACCTCTTGACTCTTCTTTTATAATTTTAAAAATTCTAATAATTTCTTTTGAAGATTCTGAGTATGGTTAATTCTAAACAAAATAATTCCATTATTTTTTGCATATTCATCTTTCATTTTGTCGTGTTTTTGTAATTGCATTAAATATTCTTTTCCACCATAAAATTCTGTAGACTGAAAATGTTGTGGCCCATCATATTCCAACAACTTAATTACCTCTTTCTTATCATTTAAGATGGCAAAATCATATCTTAGACGTTTTCCTTTTTCTGATGTTAAATCTTTAAAAGTATATTCTTTTTGGTATAATAAATTATTTTCTTGCAAAAATTTTTCAATTTCTATTGTAGCAAAAGAAGTATTTGGATTTTTACAGCCACAAGATAATGTATTTGAGCTTCTTAGATAAGTCCCTGATACAAGAATTATATTGCCGCATTGGCACAGACACTTACATTTAAGCTTTCCATCTTTATTATCAAATTCTGAACCAATTACTGTTAAATATCCATACACATTTCCTGTTTCATCAATAAAATTATTAATAGCATTAAATTCTTTTGATTTACATCCACAACTTCTCGTATGTCCTGAAGTTAATGCACTCCCAGTGATTGATTTAACATTTCCACATGAACATCTACACAACCATTTATTTTTCAAGTTTATTCTGTCATAATTATTGTCATCTCTCTGTAGAACGAGCAATTCTCCAAAAACTTGCCCTGTTAAATCTATAATTCGCTTTTCTCTTGAAGCAAGCCTACAACCGCAAGAAGTTATCCGTCCTTTTCTCAAATCTGGACCTCGAACAATCTTTTTATTCCCACAATCACAGACACATAACCACGCAGTCCGACCGTTTTTGTCTTTAGCAATTTCAATGACAGTTAATGCGCCATATTTATTTCCTAACTCATTAATTAATTTACCCATTAACACCACTTCATAATAATTTTAACGATATAAAAATCATCATCTTTCTTTACTTTATGTGTTGCGGAGTATGCAGAGAGTTCATATCCTTCTGTTCGAGATTTTTCTTTAAAGCTTTCAATGAGTGCCATTGCCTCTTCTTCTGTATTAACTTTAATTTCATCAGTTCTTTTCATAATTTCCATATTATATTTCCTCCTTATATCTTCAGGTTAATCCATATGCTTTTCTATTTCTTTTTATTTGTTTTGATAAGAAACTAGAATCTAATTTTAATTGGCGTGCCGCCTCTCTTATACTTGGAAATTCTTGGTTTAATTCTTCACAATAAATTGGATAACTTAATTTAGGATTATTTGTGTTGGCTATTTTAATTTTTTCGCCTGCTCTTTTGTTCCTGCTACCATAATTTATATTCTGTTTTTTGGTTACCCACTCCAAGTCATTTAAACAATTATTTAATTTATTCTCATCTTTATGATTCACTTCTAATAACTCCATTTGGTCAACTGGTAAGTAAGTTTCTAAAAACTAATCTGTGAATTAGAAATTTTTTCTTTTTATTGTTTTTACTTAATGTGATCACATAATAATTAGTACGATCAATTACTGGTTTCAAAAATTTTTTGCTTCTATGAGAGTAAATTCTTCCACAACTAGTTATAGAATATAATCCTTCACATCCTTTTATTTCTAACATATATCTCACCTAAAAATCTGTATTATTTAAATCTTTAATGTCTAGGCTTTCAATGAAAATTTGAGGGGTTTCTCGTCCTCCCCAAGAATTTACATTACCCTTGCCCGCAACAGTAATAGAAATTTTATCGCTATACTGTGCAAATTCATTAATTAAATCCTTCGCTTTAAATTTAATATAAGTAATGTCATTAAATGTAAACTTAAGAGTATCTTTATTTGAACCAATGGTCTGGATTGCAGAAGTATTAATTGTAATATTTTCTGAAATGATAATTGGCTCAGCGCAATTCTGCCCATAAAAATCCTTACCACGATTCAAATCAAGTATCAGGTCGCTAAGATATGAACAATTTCCATTAACAATGAAATCTGCTTCATAAAAGCCTTCATTGAAATTAATATTTGCTAATTCTCTATTGACATATTCATAAAGCTTTGGAACATCGCTTGCTTTAATTGAAAATCCGGCGGCATTCGCATGTGTATTAATCCATTGTTTCCAATGGTACAGACTATTTTTTACTATCGCTAGATAGAACACCCATTTCCATTCGCGTACCAATAGCAAATGTACTCCTCAAACTGAGGATAGTCGTTACAGGTTTAATATTGCTTTATTTTTTTCTTTATTATTCCTAATTGGATATATTAATCTATCATCATGATGGTTCCGTCCTGCATTAATCTCTTTCACTGCTGAGCGTCCCCATCCTAACTCTGCACTAATTTTATCTTGAGGGATATCCGTTAAAATAAGCATTTCCATTGCTTTTTTAGCTCGAATATTATTTAACTCACTCTCTTTTGGGCGCAAAGGATATTTCTCATTTTCATCAAACCAGCTTGAGCCATCATTAATATGCCTAATAATATTTTCTGTAATATGATACTTTTTTACAATTTGGCGGCGAGGAATTTTCCAATTTTTTAAGTCTTTTTTAATTAACTCAGCAACCTCATTTGAGATTTTTGCAAAGTTATTATTCTCTCCTAAGCCATTTGGTGGTGACTGCCCTCCTTCGCAAATATTATACCCATTTGGGACAAGGCTACGATATTGTTGAATAAATTCTATCTCTTTCTCATTATAATCCTCATACCAACCAAGGATTTCAAAAGAAAAATTTTCTTTACCATATTTAATTATTGCCTCATGAATCAAAGAACGATATTTAGGACTTTTTTCACAATGCTCATTAAAACGTCGTTTTGGATCGTTTGACTGCCCAATATAAATTTTATGATTAATCTTATTTTCAATTTTATAGATTGCCCTCATTCTATTCACCTCCTTTTATTATATAATGCATATAAAATAAAGCAATATTTTTCCCACGAGATCTCCATATCTTATAGACTTAGGTTACCTCGTTAGCCACAATAAAGTGACCCCCATGGTATTGGGAAAAGGTGTTACGGGCCATACTTAACCCTCAACATATTCCATATATCCGCTCTTGAGTAAAAACTCCTTGAAGTCCTTAAGCTCAGACTCTCCTCTACCTCTCATTGAACCCTTAAGATATCCATCACTATTAACTCTACCAAGTAATACAGGCTTTTTATGGTCAGCGGCAACCCCCATTGCACAGAGACCAGTTAGAGTATTTGATACATCTAATTCATCTGCATTAAGGATAAGAATTTTATTGTCATCAAGACAGTCATTTGAAATTTGAATATTCAAAAGATCAAGTGCCTTATCCTTTTCTCTATTTTGTCTTGCACGAGCATTGGCGCAGTTTCTCGCACTTTGTTCTGCTAAAGTTTCCATTTCTCCCTTATGTCCTCTCTTCGTAGAAGGCACTATTTCATCTCCTTTAATAAATGATTTAAATAGAATTTCCTTCTCACTCGGAGTTCCCACTCTGATAAGAGCATTAATGAGAGGCGCAATATAAAATGCGACTTGAATTGGTGTTAGCTTTGCGTCATCCAAAAATGTTTCTGTAAGAGCATCTTCTGCTAAGCCAAAAATTGAGTAGCCTTGCTGCTTAACAAGCTTTCTTAGCCCAAAATTCTTTAAATGACTAAAGCCATAATTACAGATATATCTATTTTCAAGAGTATTAAGATCCATCATATCTCCGCACATTCCTGCAGCAACTAAATCAAGGTAATCATCTGCTCCATTGATGTTGAACTGACTATCGCAGTACTGGAGAAATTTATA